CGGAACAGAAAAACGTGGCGGATTGACTACATACTGGTTAAACAATGACGCTACGCTAACAATTGCAAGGGAATATGACGGCAGGAAAAAGGCAATCGTGAGCTGGAACACGCGAGTAGCACCACACCACAACTCCAACACCGAAACCTGCGTATGCTGTGGCGCCGAGATCCCAGAGGGTCGGCAGGTGTGTCTGGCGTGTGAGAACAGGGAGGACAAATGAAAACACGAATATTTGTGATCCGTAACGGCGATTATGGTACATACTTACACACGTCAATGACCAAAATCAAAGCGTTCACGTCATATTATGGTGCGCTACAGTATATGCGGTTCCACGGATTAAACGAAAACATCTACAAGGTCGAGGTGTGGATATGGGAGAGATGAAAATAAAGGACTTACGCCAATATCGGACTATATGTGCTGAAATTGATTATATAAACAGCAAGCTGAAAGGTAGCAAGATCCATGTAAGTGATTCGGTTCAGTCCGCAGCTAAACATCCATACAGCCTTCACAACGTGCGGATTGAAGGGGATATATATGAACGTTCATCACCGTCGCTTCTTGCAAAACGGCAAGACCTTATTGCACAGAAGGAAAGCATTGAGCAATTTATAAACAGCATTCCGATTTTCAAGATACGGAGAGCGCTCGAACTATATTGCATTGAACCTTTGGGCGAGAACCTTGTATCACCAACTTGGGAAGATGTTGCAGACGCTATGGCAGACGGCAGTACAGCAGCGGCTTTAAAAATGGCGGTGAAAAGATTTTTAGAAAAATCCTGATTTTGTTACTAATGTTACACATGTTACGAATAAGGTGTGGTATAATTACGATGGGATTAAAGTAAATTCCGAACCCCAACTCCTTTTTTTGTCAGACCGCTCAATTATTGCGCGGTCTGATTATTTATTTTGCCAAAAAATCACGGTTTGTATTGAAATATGTGTTGTCTTATGGTAGAATGTAGAAAAGGATATTGGGGGTAATACAAATGAAAAATATATCATTATGCTTTTATCAGTTTTCAGTTTTTAAAACTGTTAAAAAAAACGGGAAAGAAACTGAAGTTAGCGTCTGTCTTGATGATATTAATGGTGAAAGCATTGCAAATTGTGTTTACACATTTTTGAGAAGAAATGTTGATAAATATGAAGATGACAAGGAGAAGGAAAAGGTTTATAAACCTGATAGTGCAGAAGTTAAGACTGCGAGTATAAATAACCATTTTTATTTCGGAGCTCTTCATGCAATAATAAAATCAGGAGATTATGGAATTGAAGTGGAAATCGTTGATCCTGAAACAGGAGAGAAAACACATACTCAAGCTAAAAAAGAAGCAGGAGTAATGCCATTTGGTTTTTCAATATATTATTCTAAAATTAGCAGAGAAGGAATATTGATTTCGCAGACATTCGGCAATAGAGGAATGTTCAGTCATTTGAAGGGCATACTTGAAGATTCGGTTAGATTATTTATGCCTAATGCCAGCGTTATAGTGAAATGTGTAGTTCCTGATATCTATTTTCAGAATCTCATGAACTCAAAAGAGATGCAGTCTATTGTAGTAGAAACAAAGAAAAAAACTACTAAAGATTTAGATGAGCAGTGTCCATTGGTTGATTATGAATCTCGAGAGCATGTGTATAAAAAACCAATATTTAAAATAGGATATAAAGAAAAATTGATAAACTTATTTACAAAAAGGGAGCCACTCGCTATAATAAACGGGCTTGTGGATCCAGATGAAGCAGTCGAAAATGTTAAAATCAACTTTAAATCTAACTCGCGATATAAGACAGTAAACTATTTAACGTATTTTTCTTTAAAAGTTGCTGAAGATATAACAGGAAGTGTGAAGACCAACATTGAAACAGGTCACCCACAAAAAGAGAGTTTATTTGAACAAATGGATAAAAAGGCAATTTTTTATATGGAAGATTTAAATATCATTATGCCCAAAAGTTCACATGAATCAATTGACTACATTGGAGATTCGTTTTTTTATTTGAAATCAGATGAGGTGGTCGAAAAAAATGTATCTGCTGTCAAAAGCTAGTCAATTACTTACAAATGCGCATTTTTACATTATATTGGCTATTTTATGTTTTGTTATTAGCTCAGGTAAAAAATATGTTAATATTTCAAGAATTGTAAAAGCATACTATGAAGAATTTATTTATAAAAATAGATCAACGATATTAATTATCATTGTTATACCAGTTTGTTTGGCAAATGCGCTAAATTTAGAGATAGTACTTGATGAAAAAACAACGGAAACGATTTGCGTAATAATTTCAATACTAATGTCATTGTTTTTTACTTATTTGTCATATTTTCAAGATAGTGAAAAAAAGGAATATGAAGATTATAATTTTAAAAGAATACATGATCAATATTTGAAAGAGACCAAGGCCGTAGCTTCTTACGAGATCTTAATTAGTGTATTATTGCTTGTTATATGCTTTGTATATCCAATGATTAAAAATGGACTAATAAAAGAATTTATCAGCGGCATAGTTTATTTCTTATTATTTCATATGTTAATGAATTTGTTGATTTTGTTAAAAAGACATAATAATAATTTATAAGCATAATTTAACCGCTCTCCTATAGGAGAGTGGTTTTCTTATACCCTGAAAGCAGAAAGGACGGTGTTACCGTGAACGAACGGCAGAAGAAATTTGCAGAATACTATGCTCAGAGCGGTAATACCGTTCAGAGTGCCATAAAAGCAGGATACAGCGAAAAATATGCAAACGCAAGGGCATATGAAATGTTGGGGAATGTTGGAGTTGCAGAGTATATCCGTGAACTGTCTGAAAAGGTACAGAATGAGCGTATAATGACCGCAAAGGAGCGGCAGGTACTTTTATCAGATATTGCCAAAGACGGCGACAACGACCCTGCTGACCGTATCAGAGCCGTTGATACCCTCAACAAAATGACAGGGGAGTATGTTGCTAAGATACAAGCAGAGGTAAAGACTTCCGAAAAGCTTTCAGATGTTTTCAACCAGATTGGCGGTGAGGGGCTTGAAGAGTAGATTCCCATTGTCACAAAAATACATCGACTTCGTCAACAGCATTCACAATGTGACAGCGGATTTTCTTGAAGGTACCACTGCTTCTGGGAAAACAACTGTCGGGGCAGGTATAAAGTTCATGCGAATGGTGTCTGCAAATCGAAAGAAGCTTCATGTTATTGCCGCCAAAACTACAGGCTGAGGAAACTATCATTCAGCAGGACAACGGTATTCTTGACCTACACTCAAATGCTAGGTATTTTGGCAACGGTGATAAGGATTACAAGCTGCCACACATCAAGTTCGAGGGCAAAATAATTTATGTTCTGGGATATGACAACAAAGACAAATGGGAAATGGTGCTGGGCGCTCAGTTCGGCTGCGTTTATATCGACGAGATAAATACCGCTGACATAGAGTTTGTCCGCGAGATGTCTACTCGAAACGATTACCTTATGGCAACTCTCAATCCTGACGATCCCTCTCTGCCTGTGTACAAAGAGTTTGTAAACCGTTCACGTCCGTACAGCAAGTACGCTTGTGACGTACCCGAGGAAATAACGAAAGAGCTTACGGAAGAACCTGTACCGAATTGGCGGTACTGGTTCTTTACTTTTCGCGATAATCTTTCACTTACGGAAGATGACATACAACGCAAGATCGCTGCCGCCCCGAAAGGCACTAAGCTGTATAAGAACAAGATACTCGGTCTGAGAGGGCGTGCTACGGGGCTTGTTTTTGATTTACAGCCCCGTAATATAATTTCACTCAGTACGGCGCAAGGCTTTAAATTTGAGCGTTTTTCAGCAGGTTTGGATACTGCCTATTCGCAGTCCTCGCCCGACACTATAGCGTTCACATTTGTGGGTATAACGTCTGACAGAAAGTGCGTTACGCTTGACGAAGAAACATATAACAACCGTGACCGTCATGTGCCGCTTACGCCGTCCGATATTCCCAAAGTTTTTACTGAATTTTTAGAGAAGAACCGCAAGATGTGGGGATTTGCCAAAGATGTCTACATAGATAGCGCAGATCAGGCAACGATACTTGAATGTCAGAAATTCAAGCGGCTTTCGGGAAGTCTGTATAACTTCATACCTGCATTCAAGAAAACGAAAATAATCGATCGCATTCACTTGCAGTCAGCTTGGCTGGCGGCAGGTGATTTTTATATCCTTGAACATTGTAAGGACTATATAGCAGAGCTGAACATATACAGTTGGAAAGAGGATAAGGCAGAGCCCGAGGACGGTAACGACCATTGTATAAACTCCTGCCAGTATGCTTGGCTGCCATTCAAATCACTTATAGGGAGCGTGAAAATAGATGAAATTTGATATAGGAGAAAAGGTTAGACAGATGTTTCTGAACTGGCTTAATATCAATCCCGCGGCAGAGCAGACATTTGTTCTGAATGAAAGAACGGGGCTTATGGCTGATATTCTCCGTGCAAAGCTGTGGTACAGAGGTGACGCTTATGAGTTGTCACAGTTTTTCAAACAACTCGGCTGCGGTACCAATTCTTTCTGGGGGAGCGTTCCTGAACATGAGAAAGTACGGAAGATACACAGTGGACTGCCTGCTATTATAGCCGATACACTTGCCTATATCGTTTATTCGGATATGGACGATATAGCGGTCGAGGGCGAAAAAGGCAGAGCAGCTTTTGAAGAGATATCACAGAACACGGACTTTACAGCACTTGTCGGAAAGGCTATAGTCGATACGCTTGTTGAGGGCGATGGTGCGTTCAAGATTTCTGTTGATGAAACACTTTCTTCTACGCCTATAGTTGAGTTTATCGGAGCTGACAAGACAGAATACCGTTATTTGAGGGGCGTTCTGTCGGAAGTGATCTTCCGAAGCGCACACGAAAACGGCAACAGGATATACCAGCTTGAAGAACATTACGGCAGAGGTTACATCGAAAGCCGACTGTACGATCACAGTGGTCACGAGGTAAACCTTGACAGTGTTCCTTGCCTTGCCGACATAGAACCGAGAGTGGAGTTTGCAGGAGATTACATAATGGCTGTACCACTCAGGTTTTACGCTTCAAAGAAATATTCTGACAGAGGCAAGAGTATATTTGACGGCGGTAAATCAGATTGTTTCGATGCTCTGGACGAGGTTATCTCGCAGTGGTGGGACGCAATCAGAATGGGACGTGTAAAGCAATACATACCCGATAATATGATACCCCGAAACGCTGAGAACGGCTCGCTCGGGAAGCTCAATCAGTTCGGCAACAACTATATTATGATAAGTCAGCCGTTGCAGGAGGGCGTTACTCCGAAAATAGAGGTCGTTCAGCCTGATATCAAGTATGA